ATGAAGCTACCAAAACCAATACAACGTGGGTCAACTTGGCGTATCACTGTTACTTTTGACAAGCAGCGATACTCAGTGACCAGAGATACAGCAAAAGAGTGCGAGCACTGGGCATCAATCAAGCTACTGGAGCTTAAAACAGGTAAGGCTGATTTAGAACAAGGAATAAAGCCAGCATACCCATTTCGCCAATTATGCGATAAGTACTACCAGGAGCATGGCAGACATATGCGCTCTGCTAGAACAATTATGCTCAAGATTAAAAACCTTGATCGCATTGCACCCAATGTTGCCGATAAGTCTATCTATGATTTTAAACCCAGCGATATTGTTGAGTGGCGAAATAAACGAAAAAAGAAGTCAAAGTATCAACCTTAAGAAATGAGCATGCTATCTATTCGGCTGTTTTCACTTATGCCTTGAAAGAGCTTTTTTTAATTGAGTCGAATGTTTGGCAAACTGTGCCGATGCCAAGTAAGGAAAAATCACGAAATCAGCGGATTATGCCTGAACAGCAAGAAGTGTTGCTTAAAGCGCTGGATTGGGATGGTGCATCCACACCCGTGAAGTCAAAGCACTATGTAGCATGGGCATTTCTATTTGCTCTTGAAACTGCAATGCGACAAGGTGAAATACTAGCAATGCGTAGGTCTGACCTGAGAGATGGTTTTGTACATCTGCCAATGACAAAGAATGGTGAGTCTCGAAACGTACCGTTATCGAAAGAAGCAAAGCGTCTGCTTTCATTATTGCCTGTGAATAATGATGTTCTGGTGCCGATCGACAAGGATATATGTTGTGCAACTTGGGTGAGGGCTAAAAAAAGAGCGAATCTACCTCACATCAATTTCCACGATTCACGACATGAAGCAATCACAAGAATGGTTAAGGTTCGGAAATTACCAGTTGAAGTTTTAGCAAAGATCACCGGGCATAAAACGATTGGGATATTAATTAACACTTACTACAATCCAGACGCTCAGGACCTAGTTGAAATGTTCAATGAGAGTGAGAGCTAATTAGCTCTCGGTCTGCCTCTTTTATTTTTAGCTGTGAGTATGCCGTGCGCTAGGCGAGGGTTATACAAGCATTTGCCTTGTGTACCCTGATTAATAGATGCAAGACGCTCACGGATGGTTGTCGTTGATAAATTATATTTTTCCGCTAATTTAGCAGCAGATACTAATTCCATCTCAACTTCTTTCAGCTCTTTGACAATGCCACCACCGATGTTTTGTCCAAGCATGACTTGTGGTGGAGAGTCAGCCTCAACCGTGATTGTATATTTTGATAATCCCATCATTCCACCTCACTGAGCAAACATCTGCGCAAAAACCTAATTTATTGTTTAAATTGCGCAAATAATTGCTCTAAACCTTTATTTAACCGCGTTTCACATATATGCGAATTTCCATTACGACATCTGCATTTCGATATAATTAGACTCTTGGTAATTCACGTATTCTTCATACAGTGACTGGCACGCCGCATTACCCGTTAAATCATTCTTTACGAACACATAGCTCAGCGATTTCTTTGTACCTTTGCCTGAGAACGTACAGCTACCGTCAGCCAGCACTTTCTTTACGTAGCCCAATAATTCAAGCCAAATCATGAAGGCAAAGGCATGCTTGTTTTTAATTTTGAAGATCATCGATACCCCCACGTATTAACAAAGTTTTGAATACAGTCCTCAATTCCAAAGAGGTTGATGTTTCTATATGTTCTTACCCGCCCGTTGTGCTGAATTAACAGCACACGGGTAATAGAAGAGTAGGTGTAGCTCATGCAATGGCTCTCCCTTGTCCTTGGGTGATGTTGATGATGTGAGCTTTTACATTCTCAAAATGTTGGGCTTCAATGCCTAATAGGCTATCGATTCCTTGGTCTTCACAATAGGTCATAACATCAATGCCGGCTTGTGCTAGGAGGTCTTGCAACTCATCACGTTGAGCTTCTGATATCCCATTAAATTCAGGAGGTTCTATCCATGTATCGCGGGGTATATCGAATGTGCAGCCGAGTACTTTCGCTCGAGCAAGCATTGCTTGACGCATGTTTTGATAATAAGTGTGTTCTTTGTCTAGCTTTAGGGTCTCGGTCAGGTGATTTAAGTCGCTTGCATAAACTGCTTCCTCGCAGCTTTGTTTCCAGTTATCCAAATCCTCAAGTGCTTTATTTAATGCAATTTGAGCAGGGGTAAGCGTGTTGATGTGAGCCTTCGCATCTGCAATTAAGTCTGCAAGAAAAGTAGGGTGTAACTTAAGATCAGGTACCCAAACCTCACCAGTCTCACCACCTAAAGCACCTGAATTTTTTGCATGGTGTGTTGGGGATGGCTTGAAGTTAATGACTCTCGCATTTTTACCTTCACCAGTAGTTACAGTGGTCAAATAACCCATGATGTCTGCAATACGGTAAAGTTCATTTCGGTTCTTACCACCAAGCTCAGGACGGTAGATGATCTGATCACCGCTTTGGTCTTCTGAGGCATGGGCAATAAAGACGACATCCTTACCAAAGCTTAAAAGCGTATTGATGTACTGCTTAAACTTCATGTTTGCTAAGCCTTGGGCTTTTAATTTGAGTGCACCATCTTGCTGACGGTTATTCGCTGTTTTGAGCAAATGTGTCTTGATGGATTCAAGCATTGCACCCACTGTATCAATAACAACCGTATTGAAAGGTGCTAAGTCTTGTTCAGTAATGTTTTCAATATCTGACCACTGCTGAACAGGAACAACAGCTCCGCGACGAAGTTCACCAGTACGGTGTGCACCACGGTCAAAGTCAAATGAAATAGCTTTATCTGCGGTGAATCCTAAAGACGTTTTACCAAGACCCGGATCTGCATAGATGTAAGTAATAATCGCGCTTACGTTTAATGCTTGGTCTGCTGGAATAATAGGTATAGCCATGAGTATTTCCCCTTATGCCCAGAACAGTGAGCCTTTAGCTCGTTTAAATGATTTTGGATAAGTGCGTGTAAGTGACTTCTGAAGACGAATAGCCATAGTTTTTCTTTGTTGGAAAGCACGTTCACGTTCAAAGTTTTCACGGATCCAAGGTTTGGCTGCATGAACCTCAAGCGTGATTAACTGCTCGGTACAATTCTTATTCACCACATAGATATGGCGACCTTTTTCAAAGTAGGTTGAATGACCGAGACGCATACGAATGTTGCCTTCGTCATCTTGGCTGATGAACTCAGAAAACTTTTGAGTAGAAGTAGTCATTAGCCTGCCTCCACTAAACGATGTTTTTCGATATAGCCTTTGATGAGGGCATTGAAGTTCTGATGGTCGATGTGGTTTGTGAAGTCGTTGTATGGATTGCCTAAGGCATCTGAAACGGTCACTTCATCGAGGCTGGTTACGTCTACAGCGGTGAATTCACTACCTGGTACGCCGTAGCTATCAGGGAATGCTTCAACTTCAAAACGTGTAGTTACACGGAAACCATCTAAACGAATAATCGCTTCGCCGTGGTTATCACCAGTCATGCGTAATGCAAGAAGTTGATATTCAGAAGGTGCTACGTTGGCAACTACAGGTTGAGCAGCTTGCGGTGAGGTCTTAAACCCACAGCTAAGCACGCCTATTGTTACAGCAGCTACACCAAGAGATATCTTGATGGTATTGAAAGGGGATAAGGTTTTGTTCATAATTGATCTCGCAATTTGCAAAAGCCCAGTTCCCGTCTAAAGTAGCTGGGCTTTTTTGTTGTTTACGAGATTTAGTTTACCAAAGGAAACTTTTATGTCAATTAAAAGTTTATCAAGGGAAACATTAAATTCATTAAAGGAAACTTATGTGTTTTAATAGACAAAAGAAAACCCACTGCTGGGTAGGTGAAGTCATGGTTTAATTAAATTAACTTTAAAGCATGTTCTTGATGAATAAATTAAGTATCATAACCATGCCGATGGTATGGCAACACTGGGAAATTAAATTGAACAATCTAGCTTTAAACCTTAATAACTTACAGGAATTCGATACTACTAGTTACTCAGAATTTATGAGCGGGTTTATTCAACCAGAATATAAGTTCAATTATGTAAGCCTATTCTCAAGTGCGGGAATTTCTGATTTTGGACTAAAGTTGTTAGGTGGTAAATGCATAGCAGCATGTGAGTTGGATGCGAATAGAAGATTAGTTCACGAAGCAAATATATCAGGCAAAGTGTTTAGCGACATTAGAGAAGACAAGAATAGATTAATTGAGTATGTACTCAAACAAGGTGAAACTCTAGATCTGGTTTTTGCCACACCTCCATGTCAAAGTTTTAGTACAGCAAATTCTAGAAGGGGAAAACTTAAAGATACTATTAGTGCCAATTCAGATCCAAGAAATTTTCTGTTTTTCGATGCATTAGAAGTATGTTGTAACTTAAAGCCAAAATTTATCGTGATTGAAAATGTTCCTAATTTTGGCAGACGTTTGTTACGCAATGAACATGGAACTGTGGGACATGTTGGAGAGTTTATAGATGTGATTTTAAGTGATTATGTTGGTCAAACTTTTGTTAAATGTGTTTCTGAGTTTGGTGTTCCGCAATCAAGAAAAAGAAGCTTTAGTGTTTACATCCGTAAAGATATAACCAAGAAGAAGAATATTCATTCTAAAGATATAAAACATTTTGACTATACTGTCCCTTATGATGCACCAAAAAATATCGTTGATGCTATCGGGCATCTACCTGATCTTGATAGCCAATCAAAAGAGACCAATAGTGATGAAGAAGATATTTTTCATCATGTGCCTGTGTTAAGTGATAAGCATTATTCTTGGATAGCCAATATACCTGCAAATAGCGGAAAGTCTGCATGGATGAATCCCTGTGAGTCTTGTGGTAGTAGTGCTACACCTATGTTTGAAATTAAGTGTACAGAATGTGGGAAATGTATTACTGTTAGACCACACATTCATGAAAAAAATGGAACGATTCGAAGTATAAAAGGGTTCAAAACTAGTTATAAACGAATCCCTCCGGATGGATTGTCATCTGCTATCACAACTAATACTAATGCTTTTAGTAGTGACAACAAATTACACCCTAGTCAAAACCGGGTTCTGAGTGTTCGTGAATGTATGTTGATTCAAAGTATCCCTCAAATTTTTGTGTGGCCTGAAAAAGTATTTTATAAATCAATGCACTTAGTAAGAGAAATGGTAGGAGAAGCCCTCCCACCATTAGTGTCATATCAAATCGTAAAAAAACTATTAGACATCTGATTTAGAAAGCTTTTGTACGATTGATTTTAAATCATCATTGTTGGACGACATTCGTGTAAGAAACTCCATCACTTCACTGCCACCCAATTCACAAATTTGCTGTACTCTAGTATCTTGAGGATTTGTATCAGATCCTGCTAGAAGGGCAGATAATAATTCCATGTGGTTTAGTCTTGATTGTAAGAGAATGTCATTCCAAGAAATATATGCAATTCCTGATGGTTTGGCTTCCCCGCGAATCACTTCATCGAAATGACTAGAAACTAATATACCTCTTACTTTCGCTCCTGAGCAACGACGTTTCAGAAATAGTATATAAGATTGGAGTTGCTGAAGCTCTTCTTCTCCAGAAGTTAATTCAGGCCCTTTGAGCTCAACAATTAAAATTTCTTTATCTGATGTGGTGCTAAAAAATACAAAATCAGGACGGTTATTATCGTAACTAATTGTATGAATTAAATGGTTGTTAATTATTACTCCAGAATCCTCAGCTTCCTTACAAATAGTTTTGAGTGTTCTGTTTGGAATGAAATGGTCATAATTATTACCCAGAATCCACGGAAATTCTTCGATTAATTTCTGAAGTTGAGTTTCCTTACCTAATTTTATCCTTCTAAACAATTGTGTTAGAGCGTAAACTCGCTGTGAGAAGACTACTGCTAGAGATAAACTTTCAGGTACTAACTCATCAACTAGTTGATTAATTAAATCAGGAAAATTGTTATTCTCAAATTTAGAGGTTTGTTCCCACAGCGATTTTATAAGTTTCCTTGCGGGTTCATGTGTCCAAGCTTTAGCAGTTGCTTCAATTAACTTTGCCTCTTGCTCGTCACTTAAATCTTGTTCTGGTAAAACATCCAGCAATAATGTTCTTAAATGTTTCTTCTCACTAGTAGTGATAATTGTTTTATCAGCAAGTTTCTTTTCAATTTTAGTATCAATATCTTTTTCTAGATTATCTTTTTTAAATTTATCATAGATGGCGATTTGCTTCCTAACAAAAGTCTTACCCCAATCAAAGAAAGCGGGCAGACCCAAATAACCCCAGTCTATTGAAGTACGATCTGTAGAAATAATATCATCTTCATATTCATCAACCCAATCGGCTTCTATTACTCCATACATATATCTAGTCTTGATTTCGAGTCCCTTGCTATCAAAGGTAAAGGGTCTGTCTTGAGCCATTTTACCGTGTGCAAAAATACCGATTCCAGATTGATCTTGGGTTTGTTCAGAGCTTGATACGAAGCCAACCCAATACTTAATTGGTTGATTGACTGTTAAAGGGGTGCCATCGTGATTCATTTGAGGATTACCAAGCTCATCGAATTGAGGAATTTCTACTGAATCTTCAAGTAAGCCAGTTTCAGGAATTCTGAGGATAAACTCAGGCAAGCATTCTTGATCAGTTAGAGGCTCTTCATTCACTAAAACATTAAAAAAAGGCGTATTTAGGGTGACAGTAAAACGCCTCCCTAATGATTTTTTTAAAGTTTGCGTCTCAATAACTCTTTTTAAATTCAAATCATGACAAACGATGATTGTTCCATGTTTTGAATTTTCAATACCATGGATTCTTTGGTTTAATGCGGTTTGTAGTGGTTTAGGTAGTGTATCTATGTAGGCTACTATATCGGCGTGGTAAAAATTGTCTAGATTTTTTGCAATAACCTGTGGCGAGTATGTTGATATTAATTCATTAACAGTTTCATTCATCATATCTTTGTAATTTAAAGATAACCAATTAATTTTATTATTTTTAAAACAAATTAGGTCAACTTTTTTACCAATACCAAAAGGCGCTAGTTTACCAATACCTTTGCGCCCCATAGGCTTCCGCTTTGCATTGTTATCATTACGAGCCACATTCTTTTTCTTAGCAATAATTAACCAGTTATCTATGATCTCTTGATCACTCATACTTAAACCATCGTCACTAGTTAAAATAGCAATTGGCGATCCATCATTAGTCACCAGATCGACCCATGAGTTTTCCGCTTCAGCATCCCAAGAGTTTGATACCAATTCAGCAATTACATTGGTAGGTTTGTTTTGATATAGCTTAAGACCCAAGTGCTCGATAATATTATGTGAATACTTTAAAACATATGTTGTCATTTATTTTCCCTTAATTAATCTTTGAAATTAAACATCTCAAAACAACCCTATCCACTAAACTAGGCTGCGTGAGGTTCGCAGTTAATACCCAAGCCGTATATAGGCTTTTCTATTTATCCAGCCGACAAAAATTGATTTAGGATTTATAGCGCAGAATACTTCTCTAAAAACTCATCTATCCATCCTTGTGCTACTTCAAGGTTGGTTATATCAGCTAGTTTTAGATTAGTGCTTTCTGCTTCGTTAAAGCCTTCAATAATCACCTCAAAGATGTTTACTTCACCAATGACCTCGTGTGCTATTTCCTCAGGGTCGTAGCTTTGTTTAGCTTTTTTAAGCGAGGCTATTTGTTTATCAATTCCTGCGCCAATTTTTTCTAATGCCAATTTGAATTCTTGACGATTAATTGTTAGCGCAGTTTTGGATTTGTTAAGTGTTCCGATCATTATGCTTTCCTTCTTGATGGGCTTTTATTACACAAAAAGTTGAATTCGTTTAAATTTTTTATTCATATCAATTTGGCTTTTATAGAATTTATCTTTATCAATGGCTTCAATAAAATCTTTAAAGGTACTAGCTTCAATAAGTCTATAAATAAATCTCTCACCAGTCCTAAGCACTACAGTTAACAAGAAGTGCTCATAAAGCACATAGTTGATATTGCGAGAATTTACTTCAATTCTTTGCATGTTTATCCAGCACGCCAGAACTGGCGACCCATTACACGGAAATTCAATCCATTCTGTTCTGAGACTTCTCTATCGCGATACTTAGGATTAAGGCTATGAAGGCTTAATTTTCCTCCCTCCTCCTTAAATATTTGCTTAATCATTCCTTCACCTTCGAAATAAACTGCATATATACCGCCGTCCACAATTTCTGTTTGAGAAATATCAATACCGACTAAATCACCATCATGGATAAAGTCAGCCATGCTATCGCCTTTAGCTTTGATTATTCGCATGCAGCTAGGGTCAACGTATTTTTTCTGAAAGAATGAAGGGGGGAATGGGAATTTCCCGTTTATCACATCAAAATGGAATTCTATAGATTCACCCGTACCACAAGAAAAATTAGCTTCCACAACATCAATCCAAATAAATCCATTTTCAGTTTCATATTCAACAACAGTTGGTTTGTGTACATCATTTGCATCGAAAGATGCTTCCTCTTTTTTATCAAGACCATGTTTATCCATAAAGTCTTGCATATTGAAATTACTTAGAGGTTTTTCTTGATTTCCTGTCAATAGCCAGTTTTGAGATGTTTTCAAAACAGTTGCAAGTGAAGGTAGGAACTCAGCCTTAGGAATATTTGTTCCTGCAACCCATTTTGATACAGCCCCTTTTGTCGCACCTGTTGCTTCAACAATATCTACTTGGCGAACATTCATTTCTTTCATTCTTTTAATTATTCGATCGCTAATAGTGTCCATAAAACAAATCCTCTTTTAATGTTTCCTATAGTAAACATACATGTTGATTAACGGAGAAACTTATGGTTTACTAACGGAAACTATTAGTTTATTAGAGTAAACCATGACTGTTGATGATTTAAAAAATCACTATGGTGTCAAATCTGATGCTGAACTGGCTAGAAAGCTAAAACATACACGAGGAGCTATATGTAAATGGCGACATCGTGGAATTCCTTTGGACACACAAGCACGTCTTCAGATTTTAACCAATGGTGAAGTAAAGGCGAACATGGCTGTGCTTATTGCATAACCAATTATTACTTAGTCGAAGCCTTATAGAAACGTGAAAAAAATCAAGGATTTCACAAATGCAAGAAATAACACTAAGCCGTGAAGCTCAAACGGCAATTTTTAAAATGATTAACCAGACAAAGGGAATTTCACCAAAGGAAATTGCTCAGGTCACTGGTGATTCGCATAACACCATATGCAACTACGGCAACGTAGGGATGCCAAACCATTTACCGAGCTTAAAGAAGCTTGAAACCATCATGATGTATACGCAGAACCCTGAAATTTTAAAGGTGTGGGCGCATCAGATGGGATACGCATTAGTACCAGTGGATTGTGACTCAAGCAAACATCATGAGCTATCGATCTTTGAAGCAATGATGCAACACAACATTAAGAGCGGGAAAGCAAACCGAGTTGTGTATGAGGCTTATGAGGATGGGGTGATTACACCAGCGGAATACGAAGAGATCCACCAGATTACCCAGGGCTTGATCGAGTTGATTACCGCAGTGGATCAGGCAGCACTTAAGCAAATGCAGAAGTACACAGCAAATGCTCAAAAAGAAAAAGCCTGATCGCAGAAATCAGGCTTTTCAATTCATTAATTATCGGAACCAATGAATATGAGAACAAATTTAGCACAACAAGCAATTCAAGACAATTTAAATAACGATTTCTTACAAGGGGATACGGTGGTGCTAATCGCTCCAGTGACTCTTGTGAATCGTACTTTTGATACAGGCGATTTACTTTCCGTTGAGTACATAACCTCGTTGGGTGGTATTGGCGTTACAACGAATGGTGTGATCGTTGTGGTTGTAGATCCAACAGAGGTCCGTCATGCAACAACATTGGAGCTGAAATTAAAGCGCCGTTTAACAGATACAGAACAAGCCTTAGCGGAGGTTCCATGATTACCAACAAGGCCATTCAAAAGAAGCCTGAGCATAAGCAGGTGATTGAGCTTCAATCATGGTACGAGCCAGCACTCCGCACATTAGATGGATTGCTGGAGATCCGTAGGGCAAATCTTCGCAAGATCAAGGGTGATGAAAAGAATGCTGCCGTCACCCGTGAAGAGTTTATGGAAACGTTGATCAATGAACATCATGTTTCAGTTTGGTATGCAGGTGAAATTATTTCAAGCCTACATCGAGCAGGTCATATTTTTATGTTTGGCCGCTTTATTAAAAATATCGAAAAAGGGGGTGCTCAGTGAGATATTCAGCTAAACGTGGGCAGAAAGATGTTCAAGCTCCAGCACCTATCGAGGTGATGATCCCTTTGCTTGATCCAGTGAAGATATACACACCTAAAGAACTTGCCGCAATGCCTTTATCAGTCATGAACAAAGCTATAGAGGCTCAGGAAGCTTATTTCATTCTTGAGCATACAACCCAAATGGGGGGGCAAGCCATAGCGATACGTCGCCAAATGCAAGAAGGTACCCAACTTATCCAGGTGAAAGAAAAGTCACGCACCAGGTACAAGATCAACAATCAATTTGTCGAACCACGAATTATTCGTCAGTTGGAAAAGCGCGGCTTAGTCAAATTGGAGTGTGCTAAATGAGTTTATTCAGCACTGGCCATGATGTCGTGGATCAGGTTGGTAGTGTTCACCTTGAGGGTAACATCTTACCAACCAGTTGGTTTAGTACCTTCGTTTTAGAGAGTGGAAAACCCGATTTAAACGCTATCGTTGTGCTTTCAGAAATCGTTTATTGGCATCGACCTACAGTGGTGCGTGATGAATATTCTGGCCAAGTTGTGCGCGTTAAAAAGAAGTTTAAATCTGATCTTTTGCAGCGTTCTTACCAGAGTTTTTCTGATCAATATGGCTTCTCAAAACAGCAAGTCAAAGAGGCTTTTGATCGTCTTGAGAAATGTGGGGTGCTAAAACGTCACTTCCGAACAATTGAAGCTAACAATCAGAAATACAACAATGTTTTGTTTATTGAGCTCATTACACCTGTGCTTTTTGAAATGACCACCCTCCCACTTTCAAAAGGGGGAGGCTCCCCATTTGAAAAGGTAGACCCTCCCCATTTCAAAAAGGGGACAAATACAGAGACTACTACAGAGATTACTACAGATATAAACACACAACAGGAATTGCCTGAAAATTCAGCTCAGGATGATTCATGGAAACCTGATCAAAATTCCCTAAGCACAATTTTGCTTCAAACGAAATTCAGCCATCGCGTAAATGAAATTTTAACCATGCCTGATTTCCAGTTTCACTTGGGTAGTTTCAATGCGCACTGGGAAAACAAAATCCATCTCACCGAAAACCAAAAAACGAGAAAGTTCGCAGCTTGGTTGGTGCAGGAGTTTGAGAAACAAGTGACCAAGGCAGAACGCGAAGGAAGAAAACCAACACGCAAACAATCTTCTGAAAAACCAAACAACCGCAATGTGAACGATCCTTGGGGTGAAGTTCAGAACTATGAACCAGCAACAGGTGATGTGGATACAAGGGGGCTCCTATGAACGCAATCGCACCGCTTAGTTTTGATATTCAGAAATCAACAGAATTTTGCCAGTTGCACCAGGCACAAATGGTTTCTTTCCGTGGTAAATCGTTCTGCAAGCAATGCTCAACAGAAGCGCTTAACAAAGCTCAAGCAGAACACCACAACGCCGTGAATGCCATGGTACGTGAAAAGCACTTTCAAGGCGCAAAACTTCCAACCCGTCATGCGAACAGTGGGTTCAGAGAATACTTGGTCGCGAATAGCGGTCAGCAAAATGCAAAAACTCAATGCGTCACGTTTGTGAAGGATTTCACGAAGGGAATTAAGCGCAATTTGATCATGATTGGTCGTACCGGTACTGGGAAAACACACTTAGCTTGCGCCGTGGCTCGAAACATTCTTGAGACCCAAAAGTATGCCCGCTATGTGACCTCTGAAGACATGGCCAATGAAATAGCGAATGCATGGACCAAGGCTGATGATAGTGAAGTAAACGCTGTTCATCGCTTCACTGAATACGATCTATTGATTCTTGATGAATATGGATTGCATGACCGTCATGAGAACCGCCTCCAGCTGGTGCACAAAGTTCTCTACTCACGATATGACGCTGGCAAACCAACCATGTTGATTTCAAACATGACAGCACATGAACTGGAACAAGACCTTGGAGATCGTCTCTGGTCTCGTTTTCAGCATGATGGGTTGGATGTGGTTGAGTGCAATTGGGCAGATGAACGTGTTGGGGGTAAAGCATGAAGCGTCTAAGTACTTCAGTGAATCAGATTGCAATATTTGAACGTGTGATCCATGCGCTCAAGGCAATTGAAACTACCCCGATAGCAACTGTATCTGAGCTTCGCAAAACAGCATTAAGTGATCTCAGTTTAAGAACAGCACAGCGATACCTGAAGGGTTTAGAGCAAGCCGGGTATATCAAACGAAAAGATTCAGGTTTTACAGATGAATCACGATTCTTTTTAACGGATAAGGCAAAGCAGTTGTTTGAGGTGAAGGGGTGACTAGCAGCTACTCCATTGCTGAATACAAAAAGATGATCGGTGCGAATAAACCTAAAAGAGGATCTAAGCGTCCAAAGGTAAAAGGTGAAAAAGTACAGAGTGAGGGTGAGGTGATATTGGCCACAGCCTTGAGGGCTTTGAGAATCGAGTTTGAGCAGGAGTTTAAATTTCACCCTACACGTAAATGGAGAGCCGATTTCCATTTAAAGGGCAAAAAGGTATTGGTCGAAGTGGAAGGTGGGATCTGGAGTAATGGCAGGCATACAAGGGGTAAGGGGTATTTAGGGGACTTAGATAAATACAACGCAGCAACAATGATGGGTTATCAGGTAATACGGTTTAGCACTGAGCAAGTGAAATCAGGTTCAGCGATTGAGCAAATAGAGAAGATGGTAGGGGATTTGGGATGACGGCAGCAGTAACGATTATGCAAGCGACAGATTGGTCGAAATACAGTTTTGAAGAATGGTGTCGTCAGCTTGGAGCTTGGATAAATGGCGACAATGAAACAATGGTAATGGTTGTTAAAACTATGCCAACAAAAAGAATAACGCAGCAGCAACGTGAGCGGCTGCTTGCAATGTACATGTCAGACGAGACTCTTAGAGATCGTCTATGCGTACGCCGAAAAGGAACATGCTGCCAATTAGACTGCAACGAAGCGCGTGCAATTCAAAGACTATTTCTTGATATTCAACTTGTAGAAGATGTAATCCTTCAGGAGTGGATCTCATCAATTTGGTCTCACTACGTGATAGGTAATTCATTACGCGATATTGCTGGGAGTAATGACACATCTGTGAACCAAATTCGCCAAGATCTAAAATGCGGCCTTGCTTATATCAAAAGCAGACACCCGCATTTTGTATTTGAAACTTTTGAAAAAACCGCTTGAGTGTGCGCACGGGGTATGGCATATTTCAGGTATAGTGGACGTACATATGGAAATTCACTTAATTACCGTAAAAAGCTCATCAAACGATGGGCTTTTTTTGACATCATTTATTCATAAAATTAAGTGATAATGCCTTTTTGTTTTTGAGCTTTAACTGAAATGGCAATTCTAACTGTCAAGAAATTAGATGATACTCTTAGTGAATTAGTAGTTAACGGCAAAAAACCTGAAAAGATTTTGTTGGGTTATAAAGCGTATGGCGAGCTAATGAATGATCGTAGCTTTTTTGAGGAAGTAGCAGGATCGGCAATGGATCCAAACAAACGAAAATATAAAAATATTAAAATTAAGGTTACCCAAGACGAATACCAGCTTGAAGTGAAGTGTTCAAAAGAATAGGTTTAAACATCAAGGAAAGCTCGCCAAATGGTGGGCTTTTTTATTGCCCTGAGAAATACTAGTGTAATCATACCAAATTAAAATGCTTGATTAACCAGGAAGGAATCTTGCTTAGTTCGACAAAGTTAATGACATTATTTCAGTAATGAATATTATAAATTTATGTTTTATAAGTGAAAATAACTGACATTTCTTGCGACATGATTGCTTGATTGTCCAGGAGTAAAATCATGCTTAGATTACTGATGTGTTTATTCGGCCTACACGGTGCAACTGAGATCGACTACACGATTGATGATGAAGAAATCAAGGTGTGTCGGGATTGTTTGAAAGAAGTTGAATAAACCCTTGTCACTTCGGTGACTTTAGCCGAACGGATTACGGCACATAGAACCCCACTGAGATAACAAACTTGGTGGGGTTTTTCTTTTATTTATTGCTGATAAAAATATAAATACATACGAAGCACAAAAAACTATTAATCAATAAGTACCAGAGCTCATCTCGTGAGTTTATGAAGATACTAGATAAGACTAATTTGATGTTGAGCATGCAGAATGGTGATATTTTTTAGATTCCCATTAATAAACAATAATTTATTAATTTTTAAAAATTAAGGAAAAATACATGCTATCATGCTTATACAGTGCTTGGAGGTATTGTTATGGGCCATGAAGAAAACACAATATTAAGTAGAACAAGAGTAATTAAGGCAGGCAAAACCTTAATAGATAAAACTTCGCCCGAAGAAAAGAAAACAGAGGCATTGGAGATTCTTTCTGAGTGGCGGTCTTATCACGCTAAACCCTTGGATGCTTTTCAAAAATATATTAGAACTAGGGATATCTGTGTTAAGCGTAAAGCAATTATCGCTCAAAGACTTAAGCGCTTACCTTCAATCATTAGTAAGCTTGAGAGAATGCCATCAAACAATCTTGCAAGAATGCAAGATATTGGGGGTATTCGGGTGGTATTACCCTCAATAGCGGATGTGCTTGCTTTGCATAGCGAGGTTTTGATTAAGCCGAACAATAGATTTTTATTTACCCCTAAAATGCCGGCAAAAGACTACATAACCAACCCAAAGCCAGATGGCTATAAAAGTATTCATCAAGTTTTTGAATACAAGAGGGATGAGGTTAATAATACTGCCGGGTTGTGTATTGAGCTTCAGATAAGAACTGCTTTGCAGCATGCATTTGCCACAGCGGTTGAAACGCTTGGTATGGTAGAAAGACTTTCATTTAAAACTGGGCAAGGAAGCGAAGACTTTAAGACATTTTTTAAAGTTGTTAGCGCGTTGTTTTCTCACAAGGAAAAAACTACGGTACTTGATGAATATAAAGAAAAAACCATTTCTGAATTAATTGTATTAGCAAAGGAACTAGAGTCAAAGCTACAAGTCTTTCACAAGTTGCAAGGCATTGCGCTAACTGCGAGAAATATTGATAGTGATGGGAAGTGGAGTTCTAAAAAGTACCAATTATTAGAACTACAAAATCTAGAGGATAGTTGGAAGATACGAATAAGAGAGTTCAAGGAGTCAGATATTGATCTAGCTGAAATGTTGTACGCATCTTTAGAAAAAAAGTATAAAGATGATGAAAACATGGATGTTGTTTTGGTGTCGGTTGGTGATTTAAAGGCAATCAAGAGGGCTTACCCCAACTACTTTCTAGATACTAATGACTTTATTGCCAAGTTGAAGCACATATTTGAAAATGGAATTTAATTCCCGAATAACAACCACCTTCGGGTGGTTTTTTAATGGATAAATAAACCCTCGCCACAACTCCAGTGGTATTTTTGCAGAACGTATTACGGCACACACCCTGCTCAACTAAATAACTGAGTGGGGTTTTTATTTTCTTATTGGTGATTACATGACAGACAAAGTACAAGCGAAAAAAGACTTAGAATTTTGCAGTGCTGAGCTGTCTAAGTATCAGAATCTTAGTCGATCGGGATTGACGCGGTCAGAGATGCTAACGATTGACGGCATCATGATTAAGTTGAAAGAGCGAGTTAAGAATCTAAGAACAAGCCTGTACGATTAATTAACAAATAAACCACTATTGTATAATTTCTTACATATCTATCCCTATAAATTGTGAGAAGTGTATTCTTTTAGTGTTGATAATTTTTTTAATTGTGAGAGTATAAAAAAAGAACAATAAAGGGAGAAAAGTATGGCTTCACAAGATGTGCTTATAATCTCGGTTTCGGCTTTAGTCCTTACATTAATTATTTATGAGTTTGGGCAAATGTCGATGTTGTTTTAAACGAAACCACCTTCGGGTGGTTTTTTAATGGGCGCAATATATGAAAAGGCCACAACCACCGGAACGACTTCTAAATATAGACCCTTTAGATAATGTTGATTTTGAGCCAGCAAAAGAGCTTGAAGAGTGGATTATCGATACTTTCATTTCCAGTGATGGAAAGCTCTACAACCCTGATCATGAACATATATCGCCGTGGTCTAGCACCTTATTTAAAGTACTATGGGCATCTTCTGCATTCATCAAAGCTGACAGAGTTGTATTGGGTCAAACTGAGAAGTTTTCGCCTATGGCAGGTGGCTGGCGAAAGTTACGACAAGAAAAACAAATGATTGATTGGTTTGGCTGTGTGCCTGATTTCATTATCACCATCGATGCAAAGTTTGCATCGCAGGCAAGCGATACAGAATTTTGCGCATTGATTGAGCATGAGCTTTACCACTTGGGTGCTAAGCGGGACGAAGATGGGAGTTACTTAATTAGTCCTTCAACGGGTGAATATAAATATTATTTACGACCACACGATGTTGAGGAGTTTCATGGTGTGGTTCAACGCTATGGTGCATCAGATGATGTGCAGAAGATGGTAGACCTTGCTAACGATGGGCCAACAATTGGGAAAGCAAAAATTGCACATGCTTGTGGTACCTGTCTTTTAAAATTGGCTTAAATTTTTTTGCCATTTTACTTGGACGTACTTGGACGGATTTAGATAAATGGCAAGACTTAATAAACGGGTGAAACTCTATATAGTTCGGTCATTAGCAACCTATGAGACACCCACTGAAACAGCCAAGGGCGTCCAAGAAGAATTTGGCATTACGGTAACGAAACAACAGTGTGAAGCATACGACCCAACCAAAAAGACTGGGCAGGATTTAAGCGAAGAATTCAAAAAGGAATTTTATCGAATCCGAGAGGATATGAATAAGAACGTTAATTCAATTCCAATTGCAAATATTGCCTATCGCTTAAGGCGGCTCCAAAACTTTATTGATCATGATCGCTACAAAGATAACGCCGTGATTGTTCCTGATTTATTAGAGCAAGCTGCAAAAGAAGTGGGTGGGCTCTATACAAACCGTAAAGAAATAACTGGAGCTGATGGCGGACCGCTACAGAGCGAGAGTGTTACTTATGTGACCGCTACCGATGAGCAGGTAAGGCAGGCAATAGATGAACTCGAGAGCGAATATTGATCCTGTAAAACTCAAAGCAAAGCGCATGAAGTGTGAAGATGAGCACCTGTTTTTTACACGTGCATTCTTTAAGCCCCGCATGGGGTTTAAGTTCTCAGTCAATTGGCACCATGAGTATATGGCTTGGGCGATTGACGAGGTTATTGCTGGGCGGATTGAAAACCTCGTAATTAATGTTCCTCCTGGTTCTGGTAAAACTGAGCTGCTGACCAATTTGATCCCGCGCGGTATTGCACGGAACCAGCGTTCAAGATTCTTATATTTATCATTCTCACAATCTCTAGTTGAGGATGTGTCATCTACAGCACGAAACATCGTTAAATCGGCTGATTTTCAGGGCTTATGGCCAGTGAAGATCTCAACCAATACAGATGCTAAGGCCAGTTGGAAAACGACTGTAGATGGCTATGAAGCAGGGCACGTGTATAGCGCCTCAATGGGTGGTCAGGTCACAGGTCGCCGTGCAGGTACTTTGGCAGATGCTGGATTTACCGGTGCGATTATCCTGGACGATCCGCTCAAGCCTGAAGATGCATTCAGTAAGACGGCACGTAACAAGGCAAACCGTAAGATTCTGAACACGGTCAACTCACGTAAAGCCAAATCATCTACACCGATTATTCTGATCATGCAGCGTTTACACGTTGAGGATCCGACTAACTTTGTGATGACTGGTAACGTCCCGGGCAATTGGCATCAGATCTCGATACCGGCACTGATTGATGATGACTATATCAACTCATTGCCTGAGCATATTCGTAAGAAAGTGCCACGTGATGTCGAACGTGATGAGAAAGGCCGTCAAAGCTATTGGCCACTGAAAGAGTCGTTACAGTCATTACTGCAGTTAGAGAAAGGCGGTGAGGACAAAGACGGCGCTACAGTGTCTCGTTATACGTTCAGCAGCCAGTATCAGCAGGAGCCTAAAAAGCTCGGAGGTGATCTTGTTAAGGCTGAATGGTTTGGTCGCTATCTCGAATTGCCTCCACTCAAGTGGCGTGCGATCTGGGCAGATACGGCGCAAAAGACTAAAGAGCATAACGATTATTCAGTGTTCTTATGTGCTGGTCTTGGGCATGACAATCGCCTGTACATCATTGACGTGCGACGTGGCAAATGGGAAGCCCCTGAGCTGATTAAGGAAGCTAAGGCTTTCATCAATAAGCACAAGGAAAGCAATACCAAGATCGGCAAGCTTCGTTACATGGCCATCGAGGATAAAGCATCTGGAACGATGCTGATTCAAAACATTTCGCGAGATACCACATTACCAATCAAGGCGATTCAGCGTGATACAGACAAGCTGACTCGTACCATGGACGTGGTGTTCTACGTTGAAGATGGTCGTGTCATGTTGCCTGTAAGTGCGCCGTGGCTATTGAACTATGTGGAAGAGATCGAGGGACTTACTGCCAGCATGTCACATGAGCATGATGACCAGTGGGATCCAACAATTGATGCGATTAATGATTCACTTGCGAAAAAGCCGACTGTATTTGATTAGAGGTATTTATGGCTAAAGATAAAAAGTCTGATACAGGCGGTAAAATTAAAACGCTTGTGGCAGATGCAGTAAAACAGGCAATGAATGCCATTGGTGATGCTGGTGCATATACCAACTTGGTATCGAATATTGGTACTGAGCGCGATAAAGCCAGTGCTGGAAAGTTCGTACGTAAAGACATTGATGATGAACAGCTTGAAGCGGTGTACCAAAACTGGCTTGCACGGCGTATCGTCAACCGTCCTGCTTCGGACATGCTTCGTGCAGGTTGGTTCTATGAAGGCATTCAAGGTGATGATCTAAAACGGCTTGAGGAAGCGTGTAAGGCGTTTCACTTAGAGCATGTGCTTTTATCAGGCCTGATTCTTTCTCGCCTCTACGGCGTTGTGTACATTCTGCTTGGCACTGCTGATGGTGGTAATTTAGACCAGCCTTTAGATATTTCTAAGCTTGGCCAAGGTCGATTAGAGTTCTTTACGGTCGTGAAAAAGAAATACATCACACCTGATAAGAACTCGTATTTACCGCCGTCGGCATGTTGTGGATTACTCAAACAGCCTGAATTTTACGACATGAAAATGGGGAATGAGGCGAAGAAGCGCATTCACCATTCACGCTTAATCCGTATTGCCCATGCTGATGTGGTAAATGAAGAGCCGCAAAGCATCCTGCAAGAAGTGTTTGAAGATCTGCTTGACCATGCCAGCGTAAAGCGCGGATCTGCCAGCCTTGTCCATGAAGCGAAGATCGATGTCATTCAGACACCTCAGTTAGTAGATAAGATCAAAGAGGATATGAAAGGCGTCATGGAACGTTTTATGTCAGTAGGCTTTATGAAGAGCCTGAATGGCATGATCGTGTTGGATGCTGAAGAAAAGTACGAATCAAAAACGTATAGCTTTGGCGGTTTGCCTGACATGATGCGTGAATTCTCGATTCAGACAGCTGGCGCGGCAGATATCCCTTATACGATTCTGTTTGGCCAATCACCTGCAGGGATGAATGCCACTGGTGAGCATGATACTCGTAATTATTACGATACGATTGCAACCAAGCAGGAATGGCATGTTAAGCCTGTTCTGATGAAGTTCCTCGCCGTGATATGTCAGTCTACGTTTGGGCGTCAAATTTCTGAATTAAATGTTGTGTTTAATCCACTTTGGCAATTGGATGCGAAAGTCCGTTCAGAGGTGGAAAAAGCCAATGCTGAGCGTGATGAAAAGTATCTCAATATGGGCATCATCACTGAACCACAGATCGCACGTCAGCTTAATATCGACGGCGTTTACTCTGTGATTGGTGAAGATCACATTAAATTGCTGGAAACTATGGTGACAGCCAATGACGACGATCATACAGATCCTTAAACCACAGCTTCAGCAGATCAAAAAACGCAAGAAAGGTCGCAAGGCTAAGCCTAAGGCAGTCAAGGTCAATCGCCGTGTTGAGCTGTTCTATACACGTCAGCTTTTGGAAATCTCTAAATTTTGCCAAGAACAAACCAAGGATTTTGTTTTACCTACGGTAGGGCAAAATATTGGTGATAGCTGGGTGACGGATCTATTCACGGCGTTACGTGAAAAGATGGTGAAGTACACCATGGAAGTGTCGGTATCTTTGGCCACCAAGGTTGTTATGGATACCAGCAAGGAAGTGGATAAGCAGATTGCCAGTCATACCAAGACCATTCTTGGTGTGGATTTGACGCCGTTTTTCCGTGGCGCTGATATTCAGGATGAGATTGATACTCAGATTGCTGTAAACGTTTCGCTGATTAAGTCTATTCCAAGTCAGTACACCGATAAGCTTGAAGCCTTGGTGATGAATGCCTTACAGACAGGGCAGACCAACGAGGAATTGGCACAGGAAATTAAAAAACTGGGTCATAGTACGGATAATCGTGCACGTCTGATTGCAGCTGATCAGATGGGCAAGATCAACGGCGCTGTCAACAAGAAGCGTCAGGAATCCATGGGTGTGGAAACTTATGTATGGCAATCAGCAAAAGATGAGCGTGTACGAACAGATCACCGGATTAAAAATGGTCAAACATTCCGTTGGGATGAGCCACCTTCAGGAGGCCATCCTGGTCAACCGGTTCGATGTCGATGCACGGCGTTGCCAAATTATGAGGATATTTTGATTGATTAATTATAATCTCTTGATAAATTAAATAATCAATTTTAATAAGGATTTTATATGTACACTGTGGATCAATTACGTGCAATAGCGGCTAGTGGAGGAGGTTTTGAGTTAGATGCCTATGCCTATACCGTAGACCAGCTAAGAGCAATCGCAAGTAGCGCTTCTTCAGGCGGAGCAAGAATAACCCTAGATCTCGCCAAAAAAAAATTAACAGTTGATCATTTAAGAGCAATCGCAGCTAGTGGCAGTGGGTGTGTAACTTTTAAAAATTTGTGATTTAAAATTAATAATTAAACCCACTTCGGTGGGTTTTTTATTGCCCACAGAAAGGTGATGTATGTGCTGTAAACATTGTTGTGCTTGCTCGTGCAATAGAGCCTCAGGCTATCAACCAAAACTAAGACCAATTCCACCCAATATAGACACACCGCCAATAGTCGTTTATCCACCAAAGAAACCATAGCAGACCACCTTAGGGTGGTTTTTTATTGAGCTCAATTTATGAAACTCATTTACCAACTCAAAATTGGTGACTTTGCACCAAGCGAAAGTACACGCTCATTTACTCAAGAAGGTTATCTCAAGTGCGTCAATGTGCGCTTGGCCAAAGCACCTCAAGTACGTCAGTACTACGCTTATGAATTTCCGAATTTGGAAGGCTATTCAGCAGATCAGGTTATCAATGTCTATGTGGCAGCCGAGGATCTATTCAAACCGGAAGTGATCAAGAGCTTTGATGGCGTAGACGCTACGGACTATCACCCACCTAAAAATGAAATCAATGCTTCCAACTGGAAGGACTACCACATTGGCGATTGTGAGAATGTACGCCAAGAGGGTGAATTCATGCTGGGTGATCTGATCATCAAAGATCAGAACAGTATCAATGCCATTCAAAACAATGAGCGTGTCGAGATCTCATTGGGCTATGGCGCAGATCTTGTGCTTGAACAAGGTACGGCACCAGACGGTACGCCGTATCAAGCCAAATTTATCAATTTTAAAGGCAATCACGTGGCGCTGGTGAAATACGGTCGCTGTGGCGGTGATTGTCGCGTCGGTGACCATAAACCAAACCCAAAGGGGAAAAAGATGGAAATTAAAGTAAACGGTATTCGCTTTGAGATTGGTGACAACCAAGCGCTAGCTGATGCTGTAAAGCAACAAGAAGACCAGCTTGAAAACTTAAAAGCAGCAAAACTCAAAGTCGGTGATAAACAATTTGCCATCGGTGACGAATTGCCAGCTGTACAAGCAGTGGTTGATACCTTGCAGACTGAAAATGCAGAACTGAAGCAAAAAGTCGGTGATCTTGAGAAAAACCAGATGACACCTGAAAAACTTGATCAAGTCGTAGCTGAACGTGCGTCAGTGGTTGCGGACGCCGTGGCATTGGTACCAGGTATCAAAACTGAAGGCTGTTCATGTGAGCAAATCAAACGTGATGTGATTGCAGCCAAAGCAGGTGACACGTTGGTGACCGCTGTACTCGGTGGTGTCGCCGTCGGTGATGCTAAGCCTGATCAAGTCGACACGGTATTCCGCGCACTGTCAGCAGTGAAGTCGACCACACCAGGCAATGCAGTCGGTGATGCATTGCATCAACAGCAACAACAGCAAAACCAAGGTCAAGACCCTAAAGAAAATAAGGGTTATGACAAGTCTGCTGCATACAAAACAATTTAAGGGGAACTTGAATCATGGTTCAGCAATTAAATGCGGTGGTCGGTCAGCGTGGCCGTTTAACTGCCAAAGAAGTTGTACTGTCATTACCGCTTTCAGGTCTGACTTTAGTCAATGACGGTGATGTGGTTGTCCGCACGACTGATGGCAAATCTGTAACGGCTGTGGCGGGTGCTACACCAACACGTTTTGGTGTCGTGGTACGCCACGGCGTTGGTAAATCAGGCAAAACGGCGGCTGGCAAAGAAGCCTATAAAGCGGCTGATATGGTGCCAGTGATGTTTGAAGGTGCAATTTGGGTCAAGCCTACAGCGCCAATCACTGACATTACTGCTGCGGTTTACGTAAAAACTGCAAACGGTACCACAGCAGCACCGTTGGGTTCACTTTCCTCAGCATCAACTGATGGTACCGAATTACCAGGTGCAGCATGGGAAACTGTGACTGGTGCCGATGGTTTAGCCCTTCTTAATCTTCGTGGAGCTTAATAGAACATGAGCAAATTAGTAAAAATGAAAGCGCGTTTAACGCCGATTTCATACGCCATTCAGGCACAGGTGGGTGATGCATTCAATATGGATGCATTGGCACAGCTTTTCATTAAGCTTGAAGATCAAAATGAAATCACTCCACAGCTTCAACAAGTGCTGGACTATGCCAAATTCATTCCAGTGACCAATGTGCAGGCTGCATACGGCGGTGGTGAAATCTTGTCACGTAAAAAAGGCGTGGGTATCGGTAAAGATCATTCTGGTACTGGTGATGATATCCCGCTTGCAGAAGTGGAATACGACACTGTGCAATTGCCTGTAAAAGTAGGCACGATCGGTTACCAATATTCAATTGTAGAGTTGGCAACAGCTCAGGCAATGAACCTTACATTGGAAGCTGACAAAGTTCAGGCTGCAAACTTAGCTGCTGAAAAACACATGTCAAATGTGGCTTGGTATGGCTACACCACTGCCAATGCAAGTGGTCAGCTCACGCAGGTCAATGGCTTCCTGAATCAAACAGGCGTGACCGTTGTGACGGCGCAATACAACTGGGCTACAGCAACGATCGAACAGGTCCTTTCAGACTTCAATAAATCACTTGCTGATGCAACCAATCAGTTTGATGGTGACACGTCGATTGAACCAGATACATACATCTTGGCATCGAATCAATACTCGAATCTTGCAAACCGTATTGTGGCTGATTCAGGTGGTAAAACGTTCCTTGACTGGGTAACCGAAAAGAACATTTTCGCTACTCAAGGCAAGCCATTGACCATCCGTGGTTCTGGCCGTGGTAATGGCAAAGGCACTGCAAATGCAGACCGTTCGATCATCTATCGCCGTGATCCATCATGCATCCAGTTCAAAGGTAACAGCGTTGAGTTCCTGACGGCGCAACCAAAAGGCTTAGATGTGCTTGTACCTGGTCACTACAAGTACCAGGGCGTTTGGCTGAAGCGTGTTGATTCGCTTCGTTACCTTGACCATGCATAAGGATTAAAACCACATGGCTAAATATTCATACACATACAGCGGCTCTAATGCCGCTTTTGTTTTTGCGGGTATTTGTACTTTGCCAACAGGCATTCCTGTAGCACTTGAGGCTGACCAGCATAAGTTGCTTCAAAAGAATAAGTTTGCCAAGCATCTGATTGATGCGGGTGAGCTTACTGTTGAAGAAATTGCAGAAGCGACTGAAAAACCTGCTTCAGTTGGTCGTGGCAAAGGCACTCAATCGGGCAAAACTGACGACGGTAAAGGTAAGGATGAATCCAAACCTGCTGAGCTCACGATTGATGACGTGCGTAAAGCGCTGACTGATCTTGAAATCACCTTTGCTGAAGATGAAACCCTTGAGCAGTTGCAAGAAAAACTTGCTCAAGCCACTCAATAAGGTGAGCTATGGACCCACAAGCTTTTAAGTTGAAGTTTAAGTACGACACGGCGCTGATGAATCTACCGGATGCAGAAATTGCAGACGCATTAGAGGAAGCGGATCTCGTTGTAAAGTCGCTTGAATTTGGTGCTCTGAAAGAACGTGCTGTGGGTCTATATGCAGCACATATTCTTAAGGTTGCACTCAAATCAAAGTCGGGTAACAGCTTTTCAGATGCTTCGAGCATGACCATTGCAGGTCAGAGCGTGAGCTTTTCACGTTCGGGTACCGATGCGTTTTATAACCAAAGCATTTATGGCCAGCGTTACCTGGCATTAAAAAATTCAATTCCAGTCGGCAATGATGGTACCAACCCCAATCGTTTGGGCGTTGGTGCTTTCGTTGTTTAGGAGCAAGGCATGTCATTTAAGTATCAAGCACCAGTGCATTTTCAAGGAACATCTATTGAATGCGCGGGTCAGACTTATCACATCACAACTAAGCACACGATTGAATCTGATGTAGATATTTTTTATGCATTACAGCCATTAGGTTTTACACGTGCAGTACCTGAAACCAAAGCAGAACCTAAAAAGGAAACTGCTGCTGCAAAGTAGGTGATGTATGAGTGATTACCGTGTTGATGCTGATGTTGATTTTAACGAGGTCAATGAACGTGTACGTGCTGAAATACGGCGCACGGTAAATGCACTCACACTTAAACTTCAGCGCACCATTCAGGAAGATATGCTGACAGGTCAGCGTTTGAATGTGCAGTCTGGGCGTTTAAGAGGATCCGTTTCATCTAAGGTGGAAGAGGATAAGGACTGGATCGAGGGTACCGTTGGTGCGGGTGGTGCTTTGGTACCGTATGCCTTTGCTCATGAATTTGGGCTTAAAGGTGCTATGGCCATTAAGGCGCATCTTCGGATGATTAAGAAAGTCTTTGGCCAGCCGATCACACCGCGTCAAATCATGATCAAAGCCCATTCACGTAAAGTGGACATGAAAGAGCGCCGTTTTATGCGTGATTCATTGGATGAAGTGTCGAAGATCGTGCCGAAGAATATTGATGCTGCAATTGAAAGGGGATTAAGCAGTGAATAGTGAAGCCATTTACCAGGCATTGTTTAATCGCTTGTCAGGCATCGAGGGGATTAAAACCACCAGTCGCCGTTTAAAGCATTTCAATAACGTAGCACCTGATGAGCGTCCTGCCTTATTCGTGACCCAAGGCAATCAAACCGAAGCACCAGTCAAAGGCTTGGATGCCAAGGTTGAACTTGAAGCGGAAGTGTACGTATACATTCATGAATCAGATCCATCGATACCGCCGTCGGTACAGTTGAATCAGATGATTGATCACGTACGTGCCAAGCTTGCACCTGATCATCCTGATATGTGCGAATACCAAACCTTAGGGGGATTGGTCGAGCATTGCTGGATCGAGGGCACGATCGAAGTTTTTGAAGCAGTTGAAAACATGCTCGATGACCAAGGGATTGCCATTATTCCGATACGGATCCTCACCACTACCTAAAGCAATTCATAAATTCCATGACCGCCAATACGGCGGTTTTCTCATTTTTAAGAGGTCGATATGGCTCAATATTTATTTGGTGCCGGTAAAATCTTTGCCACACCATTACAGGATGTGCACGGTAATCCAATCACCAACGGCACACCCGTTGAAGTGGGCGTAGTGCAGTCAACGTCAGTTGATATCAGCTATGACTTAAAAGAACTCTATGGTCGTGGTCAATTTGCTGTAGATGCTGCACGCGGTAAAGGTTCGATTAAGTGTAAAGCGACAATGGGTCGCATCAATGGTGCATTGTTGAATTCCATTTTCTTTGGTGGCGTTGTCACTGAAGGCGGCATTACTGCAGTCGCACAAACCATCAATGGTGAAGTCGTTGCAGCGTCAGTAACGCCAGTAGTTCCGAATAGCGGTACATTCGTAAAAGATTTAGGCGTGACAGATGCCAAAGCTATTCCATTAAAGCGTGTGGTGAGTGCACCGGTTGCAGGTCAATACAGTGTGGATGAAGCGACAGGTGTTTATACCTTTGCATCTGCTGATGTGAGCAAAACGGTATTTATCAGCTTTAAATACTCAGCCACAGTGGCAGGTGCCAAGTCAGGTGTCGTAAGCAACTTGGATATGGGTTATACGCCTGAATTCAGTGTTGATCTATTCCGTGACTACAAAGGTAAATTCTTTGGTATGGAATTCTTCCGCTGTGTCAGTAATAAGCTTGCGTTCAGTTCAAAACAGGATGATTACGATCTACCTGAGTTTGAATTCCAGCCAATGGCCGATGATTTAGGCCGTGTCTTCAAATGGACTACTTCGGAGTAATACCAGATGCAATTTAACCAGGTCGAAAACCCACGTGGTAATCCGCTTAAAATTAATGGCCAGATTTGGATTTTTGCGCCGTTGTCCTTAGGTACTGCTGAAAAGCTGATGCCAAAGCTTAAAACCTTTGATCCAAGCGATTTTGCTTTAGTGGTAGATGTTGCGCATGTCTCTTTAAAGCGCAACTATCCTGACATTACACGTGAATTTGTTGCTGATGAACTGCTTGATGTTGGTCACGTGAACGCCGTATTTGAGACGGTCATGGGGGCTTCTGGTCTGGTTTATACAGGTGAAGAAGAGCAGGCCACTGATTCGGGGGAATAGACTGGGAGGAGCTGTACACGCATTTGGTGCTGACATTGGGCAAGGATTACGACTATGTACGTAATGAATTGGATTTCCCAAGAGTTAAAGCATTGAATGCGTATCACAAACAGTGTCCTCCCAGCCATGTTGGTATTCAGCGTCTGTGTCGGATCCTTGAAGCGTTTATGGGGATTGAAGACAGTACGGGTTCAGATGATACGCAAAGTGGTGATGAAGATGATTTAATGGATGCTTTGATTAACTTTCCACAAGGATAATTTTATGACTGTAGATTATGAGGCATTAGGTCGTTACCATGCTGTTTTGGAGCAGTACCAGCGATTAATAACTCAGCGACATAATTTAGCAAGTAGTATTGATCGAATAACTTTGAATGCTCGTATTTCTGGAAGTGTATCTGATTCCATACAGACACTGGATCATGAAAAATTGGGTAGTTTGGTGAATGAAATTACTTCAGTTAATCAAGAGCTGATGCATGTTGTTGAGCAGGTAAATCATTATGCTGGCATTGTGAATAAGCCTAAAATCAAAACTATGCGTAATTAGTCGTTGGTTTTATTCAGGGTGGCTAAGGTTGCCCTGATTGATTTATATACTTGAGTTGGTTAAAGTTTGTATGACTTATATAACAATCAACTGAGTTCTTTATGAAAAATATTTTAATGGCTGGGATAATTAGTCTTTTTTTAGTTGGGTGCAGCAATCCAAAATCAGCTCAAATTCATACAGATCCAGAGAAATGGGAAGAGCTCAAACCACAAATTGAAAAGTTAAATGAAGAAGATAAAAAATTACTTACTCAGTTCTTGATGCGTAAAGGAATGGGGGCAGCTTTCGGTGGAGATGGTATCGAACCTGGAACAACAGTAGGCGACGCTATTAAAGAACAAAAAAAATGGCTAGAAGACAAAGATGCTAAGGAAAAAGCTCAGGCTGAATTAAAAGCAAAGATTGAAGCTGAAAATGCAGCTGTCAAAAAACAAATGGATGGAATTCTTACAGCAGCAATTGTTTCCAAGTCTGGGCATGCTCGTTATGAATATATTGATAAAATTACTGATATCGAATTCCAACTAGCTTTTGAAAACCATAGTGATAAAGATATCGCAGGATTTAAAGGGATAATATCTTTTAAAGATATGTTTGGTGACACTATTAAAAATTTAACTCTTTCATACGATGATGGTGTTAAAGCTAAATCAACTGCCAAGTATGAAGGAAGTACGGATTATAATGAATTCATGGCAGAGGATAGTAAGCTATTGAATACAGACTTGGATAAAATTAAATTTGAGTTTAAACCATCAGTTATCATGTTCACAGATGGAACAAAGATCGAATTAAAGCATTCAGAGCAAGATTAATTTCTATTTTTTAATTCACACATTTTGTTATTTGGAATAATCATGAAAAAAATATTAGGTTTGAGTTTATTGGTGTTAGGTTTAACAGGTTGTGCTACTACATATAAAGCACCAATAACATTAAATCAAAGTGCCAGCGAGCAGGTTCAAGGGACAAAAGAACAAATATTCAAAGCAGCTCAAAGAGCTTTGGCTATTAATGGTGAGCAAATCATGAGTGCTAATGCAGAAGCTGGAGTTATTTCAACTGCAGCACGAGATTTTCGCTTAACCCCATTACAAGCTGACTGTGGCACAACAATGGGTATCGATTATTTGAAAGATAATCGAACCAGTACAAAGGTTGCATACAATATTTTGATTGATAATGGTTCTTTAGATGTCAGAACAACTTTACAAGGTGATTATAAAGTTGGTGACGTGACTCAGAATATAACTCTAACTTGTGTATCACGAGGTGTTTTAGAACAGCAAATGATTCAGAAGATTAAGGCTGAAATAAAGTAATTACATAGAGTTTCATTTTTATTGAAACCGTCCGAAAGGGCGGTTTTTTTATGCCTGTGAGATAGGAATTATGAGCAACAATCGAGTGGAAGTGCACGTTGGTGCGAAGACTTCCGAACTTAAAAAAGGCATGAATGATGCTGAAAAGATCGTTAGCGACGGCGCTAAACGGATTGAGGATACAGGGAATAAAGTAAAATTTAAGCTGGATTTCTCAAGTATTAAAACTGGTTTGGATGACATAACCAAGAATATAAATAATAGGTTTGAGGATATTGGCAAATCAATCTCAGGAAATCTGACTAAAAGCTTTGCTGCGATCGGAGTTGGTATAGCGGCTTCTGTTGGAACAGCGGTTATTGGATTGGCGTCATTAACGTCTGAGGTTGGTCGAGCATCTAAAGAATTGGAAATTCAAGCACGCTTGGCTAATACAACCACAAAAGAATTCCAAGAGTGGGCATTTGCTTCTAAATCTGTCATGGTTGAGCAAGACAAACTATCTGACATCATGAAAGATGTGAATGATAAGTTTGGTGACTTCATGCAAACCGGTGGCGGAGAAATGGCTGATTTCTTCGAGAAAATTGCACCAAAGGTAGGTGTAACCGCTAAAGAGTTTCAAGGTCTCACCGGTCCTCAAATCCTCGAAAAGTATTATCAAACTTTAGAGAAAGCGAACGTATCCCAAGCTGAAATGACTTTCTACATGGAATCAATCGCTAATGATGCAACGCTATTGGCTCCATTGCTAGAAAACAACGCTGAGAAGCTAAAAGAATATTCAAAACAAGCGCATGAACTTGGCTTGATTATGGATCAGGATGCAATTGCGAAGACTAAGGAATTCAATACTGCATTAAGTACGATTCAGCAGACAATCGACGGCGTATTCACAAGACTGGCAGCTCAAGCAGCACCTGCGCTGACAAACCTGGCAAATGATTTCCTTGGTTTTGCATCAAGATCCAGAGAGGGTATTGATAGTGCAGTCACGGCGATAATCACAACATTCGAGAGCCTCCTCGATATTGTTCAAAGTGTATTTAGTACGATAGGCGGTATTTGGAGTGATTTAACTGCCGATATTGGTGATGGATCAATTCAACAAGTAGGATTCATGGATTTGGTCGCTGGTGCGATGAATGGATTCGCTGCCGTAGCTGTTGGCCTAAAAGTTAGTATTGAAATTGCTTTTGCTGCTATTCGTGCGGTCGTTGCTACAGTGTGCCAAGCAATCAATATTTCAGTGAACACTGTGATGAATGTATTTGGAGGATTCCGAGATACGATTCAATACGGTCTTGATGTCTTGTCTATCAAGTTTCAGACCTTTGGCAATGTTGTCAGCAATGTTTTGAACTTTAACTTCTCAGCTGCCAAAGCATCGTGGGAAAGTGGTCTATCACAATTAGGTTCAATTACTGATCGCTATACAGGTCAGATGCAGTCTCGTCTAACTAATCTAAAAACAAGTTGGAATACCGGTGTAAGCAACACAGCTAATGCTTGGGGTACAGCAGGTTCAGCTATTGTTAATTCTGCAACAACGGGTGGGCAAAGACTCCAAAATCTGTTCTTAAAAAATCCTACTGTAGTCGGATCTGCACCACCACCTACACCATCACCGACATTTAACCCGGGTAAAGGTATTGGCACAGGGGTCAAAGACTCTAAAGGAAGTTCGGCAAAAGCTAAATCTGATGCCGATGCAAAAGCAAGGGAAAGGGCTGCAGAGCAAGAAGCTAAAGCAATTGCTGATATTCGGTATAAGTATGCTACTCAAGAACAGAAAATAAAGCTGGATCTTGAAAAAGCGCTTAAAGAAATTGAAAAAGCCAAAATCACCGATGCTGAAAAGGCTGCTTTTAAGGTACGTGCAGAAAAGGATGCTAGTGACAAGATTGCTGTATTGAATGCTGAAGAGTTTGAAAAAATTAAAGCTATTCGCGAAGCTGAAATTCAAAATAAGCAGCAACAAGCTCAGCGAATCTATGAGATTGAAAAGGCTAATATCCAGGCTGAATTCGATGCTAAGAAAATTTCAAATGTTCAAAAAGCACGCCTTGAAAAAGAGTTGGAGGATCAGCTCAGAGCTATCAAGCGTAATGGCTTGCAAGAGCGCCTTGATTTAGAAAATCAAATGTCTGGTATCTCAGGAAAACAGGGTAATCAGAATCAGATTATGAACAATTTTTCTGATTTAGATACTGATCAAAAGGTTTCTGATACCAAACAAGTTGGAGTTCTTTCAGATGCAGAAATGAAAGACTTTGAGGATAAGTTTGGTGGTCTAACGTCACGAATGTCTGGACTATGGGATAAGGGCATTCAAGCCATGATGAATGGCACGCTGACATGGAAAAATGCCATGAATGCCATTTTTACAGAACTGGCAGGGGCATTTGTGCAGAGCATGATTAGTGAACCCTTAAAGAAATATGCGGCAAGCTTAGCAAGGCGCATAGCGATGAAATTAGGGTTTATTAAAACTGAAACTGCCGCTGAAGTCACAGGTCAAGCCGCGCAGACTGGCGCCGTAGTGGCTGGTGAAACCACCAAGACCATGGCAACTAGTACAGGTGCTTTGGCGCGTTTGGCCATCAAAGCTGGTGAGGCGATCAAGTCCATCATGATGTATGCCTGGGAAGCGATGGCAGGTGCATTTAAAGCCATGGTATCCATTCCTTACATTGGTCCAGTGCTTGCTGTTGCGGCTGGTGCTTCTGCATTGGCATTGGTCGGCGGTCTTGCTGGAAAAATCAAATCTGCTCGAGGAGGTTACGATATTCCTGCAGGTGTGAACCCAGTAACTCAATTGCACGAAGAGGAAATGGTCTTGCCTAAACAGCATGCCAATACGATTCGTGCTTTGGGTAAAAACTTAACCTCCGATGGAGGAATAGGTGGAGGCGGGGGAAGCTCAGCGCAGACCTTTAACAATTTCACGATTCAAGCTTGGGATTCAAAAGACGTTCGCCGTTTTATGGAAAAGCATGGTCGTGAATTGGCGGGTGGTCTGAAAGGCTATAACCGTAATTTTGGTCGATAAGGGAGAAAGTCGTGTCTGATGTATTGTTTCCTGAATTGCCAGGACTGGAATGGGATCTCAGCAAGAAGCCCATTTTCAATACAAAGATTATGGAATCAGTGAATGGTCGGGAACTTCGAGCAAGTTACCAGGCCGTTCCCAAGTATGAAATATCTTTGTCATTCGGCTTTCTTCGTGAATCGAAAGGGAAGAATGAATTACAGCAACTCGAAAGTTTCTTTTTAGAACGCCGTGGTGCATTCGATTCCTTTCTTTTTAAGATGCCAGAGGATTGCGATTACACGTGTTCTTACAGTGGTGATGGAAGTACGACAAGTTTTCAACTGTATAAGCAGATGCATACATCCGTGATCCCTTTAGCGCATACAAAAGCTGAAACGACGTTTCAAGTGGATCCAACGTTTTGGAGTGAAAACGACAATCAGCAATTTTGGAGCGATAACGACGATGATCTGTTCTGGGATGATACAACTGCTCAAGTCACTAAGTCAGGCATGGTTACGCTTTCAAAACCTTTGGAACAAGGTCATAAGTTTGAGGTGAAAGGAATGTATTACTATCGCTGTCGCTTTGCCGATGACGAACAGCAATACACCAACTTCATGAGCAAATTATGGAAAGCCAATAAAGTTGAAATGATTGGATCTTTGGGAAATAAAGTATGAGAGCAGCTTCTGCAAAACTAATTGCGTTACTTGATGCTGATCAGTTTGTGATGGCAGATCTCTACACCATCACAACTGTACAAGGTGATGAATTCCGATATACGAATTATGACTTTGATTTGACCGTTGCAGATCAAGCATATAGTTCGAGTGGTCCCATCATCAGTCGTGAAGGGATCAGCCTGTCACTGGGTATTGAGGTTGATAATTTATCGATCAGTATTGATTGTATTGATGATAATGAATGGAACGGCATCAATGTTGTTCAAGCGTTTCACAATGGCCAATTAGATGGTGCTCGATTTAAGTTAGAGCGCATATTTATGGACATGAATACACCAACGGACACCAGTGCCGGCACCATCAAATTGTTTGAAGGTCGAATCATTGAGCCTGACTTAGACAGAAATTCAATTCAGGCCAGTGTCGCGTCAGATCTAGATGAATTGAACGTGCAAATGCCACGAAATCTGTATCAGCCAAGCTGCACTAATACGCTATTTGATACAGCATGTGGTCTATTACGTCAAAATTTTATGGTGCAAACGACGATTGAATCGGGCAGTACTGCAGCTCGAATTTTATGCCAGGTGAATCAGCCTCAGGGTTGGTTTACTCAGGGTGTAATTGAATTCTTAGACGGTGGTAATTCCGGCTTGAAACGGACAATTCGTCTGCATGAATCGGGTGCTTTGTTATTGACTTTGCCATTGTTGGAAGCACCGCAGGCAGGGCAACGAATTAAAGTTTATCCTGGATGTGATAAGCGCCTTGAAACCTGCCAAAACCGTTTTAATAACTTTAGTCGTTTCCGTGGTGCGCCATTTATTCCGGTACCCGAAACAGCAGTTTAACCAATTTTGTATTAATCCATACCCAGCCATAGAGCTGGGTTTTTTTATGGGGTGAGTGTGTATGGCTAATCTGCCAAAAACGAGCGAAATGATTTCCAGTGATGTGACGGAATCTCAATTTAAAAACGCTCTAAAGAACTTGCTTGAGTATATTGCTGCATTAAAATCAGAAATGGACTCAATCGCTGTAAATGCTAATTCAGAAGCATTAGCTATTTTATTAAAAGATCTTTTCGATGAATTAAAAGCAGCAGGCGCGGGCGAAAATGGATGGATTGCAGATCTAGTAATTGATCGCAGTACACAATCACAGCAAAAATATAATGACGCAATCGGTTATCTTGCTCCAATTAAAACGTCTAACACGTGGCAACAAAATAGAGACATTATTCAAAGTATAAATGATGTGCTAGCGTTGAAAGGTGGTGGGAAAATCCGACTACCGTCTGGTGATTTTATTTTAAAGGGTGTTTTACTTGATAGCGGTGTGCAAATTGCAGGAAGTAACACAAATATCCAACATCCTGATAACTATGATGTGAATATCTTTGAAACTCGTACTTACTCAACTACGGGCAACTGTGCGAAGGATAGTTTCACTATTACTGTCACAGATAGTTCAAAATTTAAAGTTGGATCACTAATTGCAATTCAAGGTGCGGGAGGTATAAGCAAAGTTCAAAATTCAACGCTAGTTAATGCTATATCTAGCGCAGATACAAACATTGTCTTAGCAAGCGCAACAGGATTTTCATCGGGCTATTTGGTAGTTGATGATGAAATTATTTCATACGCTTCAATATCATCAGATGGCACATTAAACGGTGTGCAGCGAGCGCAATTTGGCACAATAGCTACGCAACATAATGCGGGCACACAAATCGGCATTGCAATGCGTCACATTTCAGAGATTATCGCTATCAACGGCAATACAATTACAATCTTAGATGCTATTAAAACAACAGTTAATAATGTTAATGTTTTGTGTGGCGGTCAGGGATGCCGTGTTGATAATGTGAAGATTTATGGTGAAAGACAGTTAGATGTTCCTGGATGGCGTTGGTCGCCATTTCGTATGCGTTTGCACAGATTCGGCGGCTTAAACTATTACGCAGAAAACTGCGAAAACGGCTTTAATTTAGAACTTTCTTGCGACAATGATATTAACTTTTACGGCAAAGATTTAGCTAAAGCCACCTATGGCGGCATTGTTGTAGGCGCAGCTGGCTGGCTATTTCAGCAATGTCATAGAAACACTGTGAATGCAAAAATTGTCGGTGATTGCGGTGCAGGTATTTATCTAGATAACCGCACGAGTAGCGGTACAGAGTACGATGGAGGTTGCGACGGAAATTCCGGTTCTTTAACTTTTAAATACAGTAACTACAATCCACTGCATACGACAACCGGATTTTTAACAGTCGGCGGTTCGAATAACGATTTTACAATTTTTTCGGAGGGTGTGCGTAGTGCTGCGGTGCTCGGTGCATCAGATCAAACATATAATTCTGATGGGTTTACCCCAAAGTGTGTTGGAAACATTTTGAATGTTCGAGTTAAGCAAGGATATTATTCTGTTATCTGTGATCGCGGTGCGATCGGTAACACATTTATTTTGTCACAAGAAAGTGTCGTGATGCAGCCGATAATTGATGAGGGGAACATGGTTCTGTCATCAAATGAAGGTGGTAGCGTTGGGAATTACTTACGATTCAGAAATGGTACTTCAGCAAGGCCGGGTTTAAGTTTTCGTGAAGACCCAACCCAAGGTTTTTGGAGATCGCCAGCAGGTGATCTGCGCTTATACAAAAACAACTCTGAGCAGCTTAGATTTACGGATTCTGGTTTGTACTTCCCTGACGGAAAAATCATATCAACAGGCAGCGGAGTAGGCTTAAGAATCGGTGGTGCAGCAGCGCAGCCACTAGGTTTCTATGGGGTTGCACCGATTGTTCAACCATCTATTGGTGGGGCTGCTTCCGATGCTGCGACCACGCAAACTCTAGTAAATTCAATTAGAGTGGCACTTATAAATCTAGGATTAGCTAAGACTTAGTTTGCAATTAAAAAGTGAAAGTTATGCATGAAAAACCTCGAAGCCGTTGCAGAAGCCATGACTTGGCTCGGCACACCTTATCATCACCAAGGCCGTGTTAAAGGTGTGGGTGTTGATTGCGGTACGCTGATCTGTGAAGTCTATGAAAAAGTGGGCTTGATGGATCACCTAGATCCGCGTCCGTATCCACCGGATTGGCACATGCACCAGCTTGGTCAACGATATTTAGAGCATGTTTTATCCGTGTGCGATGAAGTCGACGAGCCACAGCCTGGTGACATTGTTTTATACCACTTTGGCAAATGCATCAGTCATGGTGCAATTGTCGTCGAATGGCCAACGATTATTCACTCCTATATTCATCAAGGAGTAATACTCCAAGATGGCACAAAAGGAAGTCTAGCTCGCAGAATTGCGGGCTTTTTTCGTATGAAGAGGCTAAAAGAATAGTATGGGTGGAGTATTTGGAAGTACGACGATCAGTACGTCTGATAAGCGCATCAATTCGATGCGCATTCAGCAATCTGCATACGGTCTGACACAGCCATTGGTGTATGGCAAAAATCGCGTTGCAGCCAATATGTTTTGGTATGGTGATTTTAAATCTACTGCCCATACAACGACCACTAAATCTGGTGGTAAAGGTGGTAAAACTAAGACCAAAAACACAACATATACCTATTCAGCATCTTTGATGTTGGGTCTATGTGAAAACAAGATCAAAGACATTGGCATCATTTGGCGTGATAAAGAGCAGATCGTCACAAAACAGGAGAAGATCCGTGTAGGTGGGACTGCTTTTCATCCGATTTATGAATATAGGACTGTGACGCCAATTGATCAGATTGGATTTGAACTCTTTGATGGTGATCACAATCCTGTTTGGGGCTATTTAGCATCAAAACATCCAGATGAGGCAGTGCATTACCCGTTCCTTGGATATGTGGCATGTGCAAATTATGATCTGGGTGGTAGTGCAGCATTATCGAATCATAATTTTGAAGTGATTAGCGATATTACATTTTCAGAAACGATTCATGATGCGAATCCCGCTGACGTGATTGAAGACTTCATCACCAATCCACGGTACGGTGCAGCACCTAGTTTGAATATGGCAGATTTATCTGAATTTCGAACCTATTGTGCAGCCACTAATTTGTTGATCAGTCCTGCTTTGACAGAACAACGTGAAGCATTTGAAATCATCAGTGAAATTGTGGAAGCTGTGAATTGTGCAGTGGTACCAAGTCCAGATGGTTTGAAAATCCGTTCATACGGTGACAGTGCAGTGACAGGAAATAGTGTGACATTTACGCCAAATCTTGAACCTGTTTATCACTTAACAGATGACGATTTCTTGGGTGAAGACCAGCCAATTCGCGTGCGTCGTAGCCGTGACACAGATGCATACAATCATTGCCAAATTGAATACGCGAATCGCTTCAACCAGTACAACACAGAAACGGTTGAAGCAAAGGACCAAGCCAATATTGAAATGTTTGGTCTCCGTACACAAGATCCAATCAAGTTCGACTTTTTTTGTGAACCAAAAATCGCACGTCATGCGGTGCAATTGCTATTGCAGCGCGTTCTGTATGTTCGCAATGAATATGAGTTTGAATTAGGTTGGAAGTACTGCCGACTTGAGCCGATGGATATTGTGACAATCACAGATGAATCCTTGGGTTTAAATCAGTTCCCTGTACGGATCACTCGTGTTGAAGAAGATGAAGAAGGTGTGCTTTCGATTACAGCTGAAGAGTTAGCAGTCGGTTCACGTTCTGCAGTTGAGTATGATCTGCAATCATCAAACGGGTACCAAGGCGGCAATGAAGAACCAGGAAACGTTAATGCACCGGCAATTTTTGAGCCTCCTTTAGAATTAACTGATGGTAAAAATCAAATTTGGGTGGCTGCATCAGGTGGTATTAATTGGGGTGGCTGTAACGTCTGGGCGAGTATAGATAACACGACTTATGAAATGATCGGGACCATTTATGGTTCAGCGCGTTACGGTACCTTAGTTTCGGCAATTGATGCAGATGACACATCGATGCAAGTCCAGTTGAATACATCATCTCAAATCTTTGGTGGTACGCTTGAAGATGCTGAAGTTGATGCAACCTTGTGTAAAGTCGGTGATGAATATATCAACTATATTGATGCAACCTTGGATGGATCAGGGCGTTATACATTAAGTGACATGCTTCGTGGTCGTTTTGATGATGCAAGCTCACACAATGCAGGTGAATCATTTGTGCGGATTGACCGTGCAATTTTTGAATATGACTTCAACTCAAATATGATCGGCAAACAGATTTATCTGAAGTTTACAAGCTTCAATGGTCTTGAGCAAAAAGAAGAAACTTTGGATGAGGTGACGGCATACAGTTACACCATAAACGGTGGTCGTCCTGCAGGTGTCAAAGGTTTATCGCTGCAGTCTGCATTTGAAGGGACGAGTTTTAAAGTTCAATGGCAAAGTGCAGCTGGTGCGACAGGTTATATTGTTCAGATTTGGTCGAATGGTGTATTGCTTCGAACTGTTGATACAACGAATACCGATTATTCATACAGCATGGATGAAGCAAAAATCGACGGTATTCAACGTGCTTATACAGTACGTGTTGCAAGTAAAAACGGTTCGATTATCAGCACTTTTGCAGAGCTGAATATCAGTAATCCAGTGCCACCACAATTGTTGAACGTGTACACATCGGCAACTGCAGATTCGATCACAGTGACCTGGATTCCAAGTGAAGTGCCTGATCTGAAAGATTACCAGGTGTGGATTAGTACCAATGCGAACTTTGATCCTGATACAACGGCAGCACGTTGGACAGGTACCGAAAATGCTTGCACCATTACAGGCTTGCAATCAACGACCACATATTATGTGCGTGTTGCTGCGCGAGACGTGTGGAAGCCAACCTCGTGGAACTATTCAACACGAATCACACAGGCAACTGCTGATAGTTAAAGTTTTCAACCATAAAGCACCTTCGGGTGCTTTTTTAATGTCAAAAAATTAGGAGTGGTCTATGAATGACCCGTTAAGCATCAAGGGCCTACCATGGCTTTTTAAAATTATCGCTGCAGTGGTTGGGGCAATCTTTGCTCTGACGTTATCGGGGGATATCGACACTGAGGGACGAATTAAAATCACGATGGGTGTGATTATGAAGTTCACGTTTAGTGTGGCGATTAGTCTGTATGGTGGTTCAGCATTTATTGAATATTATGGTTGGCATGTCTATTCACATATGACGCAAGGCTTTGTAATGTTGATCTTTGCGATTTTCGGAATGTTGTTAATTGGCATCTGGTATCAAGCAATCCAGCTGTTACGTGGTAAAACCATTGGTGAATTAATCTTTGAAATTCGATCAGCTTTTAAAGCAATGTTTAAGTGAGTAAGTGAAAAATGAAACAGATATTTGATTTTTTAAGAAAGATCAGCGGCGGGACACTTACACAAAAACAAGTTGATGCTGCAGATAAGCTGATTGCAACTGCTTATGATGACCTGAACGATGTGTTGGGTATCGCCACAGATGAAATGCATGTGAGTCCAAGTGGAGTCGATCTGATCTGCAATTTTGAAGGTCTGCGACTGAAAGCCTATGATGATGGCGTAGGTGTATGGACTATTGGTTTCGGTACCACAAAATACCCAAATGGTATTCGTGTCAAAAAAGGGGATACCTGCACACTGGATCAAGCCAAAGCTTATATGCAGAACGATCTGAAATCATTTGAGCAGACTGTAAATAATACGGTCAAAGTTCCACTCAATAAGAATCAGTTTGATGCACTGGTATCACTTGCCTACAACATTGGGACTAATGCATTTAGCAAATCGACGTTGGTTAAAAAGTTGAATGCCAATGATATTCGTGGTGCTGCAGATCAGTTTGATGTATGGGTGAATGCAGGCGGTAAACGCATGCAAGGGCTTGTAAATCGTCGCGCTAGAGAAAAGGCTTTGTTCATATCATGATCAAAGCATTATTGCTGTGCATCCTCTTATCAGGCTGCACAGCGCATTCGATTTCGACAAAGGTGCATGTCACTGTTTGTGTTCAGTGTGTGAATTGAGGAAAAGGAGGTAAGACTGATTTATTGAATGACTACAACCAAGATAATTGTTTAGGTTGTGTTGGTTTTGTTTTTTTAATATTCTACCGGAATATTAAATATATAACCCAATGAAAAAAGGATAAAAATGTCTAATCCTAGTTTAAATGATTTTTATAATATGGCTAATACAGCTAGAGAGTTTGATAAACATGTACCAAAAGAGGTACTGATTGCTTTATTTGGTGTTCTGGCTTGCTTTAACTTCCTATATGTTTTTACTTATAATTCCTATGTTGTATTAAAGAATGAGCAGAACATTTTTCTAAAAATAATTTATACATTCCATTATTACACGACAGTTCCGCTCTTTGACCTACTCATTAACTCGTACTTTGCCATATTTAATATATTGGTTCGGTTTGATTTTATAGGGGTAGTCTTAAGCTATGTGATTACCACTATTTTTTTTGTGGTTTTACTCGTTTATCTATTTGCTAGTATTTTTTTATTATTCCGAGTTATCTTTGAGAAATTTCCCACCCTAGTTGTACTTTATCTGCTCTTTTACTTTCCAAGCCTTACCTACTATATCTATGTAAGTAACACCTATCTAAATTAATTGTTAAAGCATTGGTGGAATTATGAACAAAGAATTATTGCTTGAAAGCTGTACAACATTAGTTGCGATGTTGCTTATTTTGCTTGGCTTAAATTATTACGCATTTAAAGACTTAGATATGAGCAAACAGGTGAAATCTGTTGAAGATATATCTGAACTTTCTAAAGCATATAATGAAAAATTAGAATTTGTAAAAGCTGACATGGCTGCATGTACCACAAAAGATAACCCTATAAAACCTTACACACGCTACAACTGTAATGCTTACATTGTTGTCAAAAATGAAAAAGGTAAATATATTAATGTACGGTTGGGTGGTAATTATGACTATTCGAAAGGGATGCAGGGCATGCTTCAAGAGCCAAAGAACTACTATAAAAGAAGCCAATCATTTT